TCAGATGGTGATCTTCCTTGCCCAGTGTGCGAATTGGCAAATGAACTGAAAGCAGCTGGCGAGAAGAAGATGGCTGATGAGTTGCGTGTCCGTAGGTCATTCTGGATGAACGTCGTGAATCGCGATGACATGAAGTCGGGTGTGAAGATCTTTACTCCCGGCATAATCGTGTTCGGAGAGCTCTCCTCACTGATAGGAGACCCAGACTATGGTGATATCACTGATGTACTAAATGGATATGATATCATCATAGAAAAATCAGGCAGGGGTCGTGACACCGAATATCATGTGAAGCCTCGTCCGAAAGTTGTTCCTCTGGTAGAAGACGATGACGAGTTACAGAAATTGCTAGCATCTGCGCAGGACTTGTCATTCGTAGAGGCAACTGATGACCCAGATGAGGATAAGGAAATACAGAAAGGTCATGCCCTGTTCGTCCTTCCATATGATCGCATCTCCAAAGAATTAAATCTCGAAGATCTCGTCGAAGAGGACGAAGATGAAGATGAGGAAGAGGACGAAGATGAGGAAGAGGAAGAAGTTCCTGCTCCTAAGTCTAAGAAACGTCATGCTAAGGTAACTGAAGAATATGAAAAAGTGGGGACCGCTGAAGATGACGATGAAGACGAAGACGAAGACGAAGACGAAGATGAGGAAGAAATTCCCATCAAGAAGAAACATGCCGTGAAAGACGAAGTTGATTTTCGTCGAGCACGTCGTGCAGTGAAAAGGTAATATGAAAATTTGCCACTTCGCAGATACTCACATTGGTGGCAGCACCGATGGTCCAACGGATCCAGGCTCTGGTCTAAATGGGAGAGTGTTAGACTTCCTGGATTCGTTGGACGTAATGGTAGATTATTGTATAGATAATAAGGCTGATATAGCCTTATTTGCTGGAGATGCCTTCCACAAGCCTTCTCCAAGCTCTGTACTACTCAACGAGTTCACCAAGCGTATATATAGGTTATCGCAACAATGTCCTGTCGTCTTGCTTGTTGGAAATCATGACAGGGCATTCAGTGTTATCGATGGCATATCGGCAATCGAAGTATATGATTCTCTTCAGCAGGAGAATATTATCGTTGCAAATAGGTATGAAGTTTTGGAAATCCAGACGAACGATGGTATGCTTCAGATTGTGACATTCCCTTATCCTGCTAGAAGAGAATTCAAAAGCTCGAAAGTTGTTCATAAGAAGATAGAAGAGTTAGGGAAATCGGTAAATGGAAATTCTCCTTGTGTATTCCTTGGACACTTTGGCATCTTTGGTGCCAAGTCTGGACCAACAGATTATACTTTCACTGATGAGGATCAAATAGATGTGCCGTGGCTGAGAGATGGTCCATGGGACTATGTTGCTCTTGGTCATATTCACAAGTATCAGGTTGTGAATGAGGGGAAAGTCCCTCCGATAGTCTATGCTGGCAGTCTAGACAGGGTCAATTTCGGTGAAGAGGAAGAAGACAAGGGATTCGTCTGGGTGGAAATAACTGATGACGAGATAAATTATGACTTTGTCAGTGTGTCTCCGAGACCGATGGTCACTCTTGACTACGAATTCAATAGTGAGGATAGACGTGTTACTAAGCAGATAGTCGAAGATATTTTCAGTACACACTTGAAAGACAGCATTGTCAGAGTAAGGATAAAGGTGCCAGATAGATTGGCTGCAACACTTCAGACAGCCAGGATATACGAGGCTTTGGCAGATTGTTATTACATACATTCTATGAGTATATCTAGAATAATAGACAAGAAGAAATCGAGATTGGGTGGAGAAACATTGTCATCTCTTCCAAGTTTAGAATTATTGGATAGGTATTTCACTAAGATAGAAAAAGTGGACGAGGACGAGAAAGAGGTCCTGTTAGATATGGCTAAAGAGATAATGGAGGAATGTGATGAGCTTTCGTGATTTCGTTTATAGATTTGGAGTTGTGATTGTTCTGATGCTTATAAAGCCAGGCATAGGACTTGTCGTTTGGATTATTTCCAAACTCTCTCACAAAGAGGTTCCTCTAGAGAAACAATGTCAGGAAGAGATAAAGGGAGTTATGCGTCATGAAGACTGGTAACAATAGTCTCCTCAAAGACTTGAAATCCAAGAAACTGTCAGTCATGTTCTTGGATGATGACGAATCTCCTTGTGTGGTATCAGAGTGGATGAGCACTGGTTGTCTGGCTCTTGACGCCATAATGGGTGGTGGTTTGCCAGTTGGCAGATTAGTGGAAATATTCGGGGATCCTTCGACTGGCAAGTCTCTCATAGCATCGCAGGTGGTGGCTCTAGCACAGGCTTCTGGTGCTACTGGTGAGTATGTCGACACCGAGACTGCTGTCTCCAAAGACATGATGGAGGAAGTCGGTGTCGACACCTCCAAGTTGCTGTATGCCTCACCAGATACGGTCGAAGAAGTATTTACCATAATCGACGAAACGATCGAATCCAAAATGAAAATAGACCAAGATTCTTTGTTAGTAGTGGTCTGGGATAGTATCTCTGCTACTTCTATAAAGCAGGAGATGGAAGCCGATTATGGAAAACCAACAATGGGAACTCATGCCAGATTGATAAGTCAGGGATTGAGGAAGATAACAAGGAAGATAGCCAAGTCTAATGTGTGCTTCCTGGCACTGAACCAAACACGAGAGAAACTTGGCATTATGTTCGGGGACAACACTGCAACATTCGGTGGAAAAGCTGTGTCATTTCATGCATCTATCAGAGTCCATCTTCACATGAAGGACAAGATAAGAGACAAAGACAAGCACATAATAGGTATAAATGTCAGAGCAGTTGTTGAAAAGAACAAACTAGCCATGCCGTATCGTGAGGCAATTCTGCCAATCTATTTTGGGCATGGTATTGATGATGACAAGGCGACATTACTGTTCCTGAAAGAGGCTGGAATAATAACTGCCAGTGGTCCATCGTATAAAATGGTCATTGGAAATAAGGAATTCACATTCAAGAAGACTGGCTGGAGCAAGGTGTACGAAAGTCATTATGACGAGATAGAACAGATTGTGATGGGTGTATATGACACGTCCAATAGCTAACAATTTCAATCTGACACGTATAGGTGTCACATGGAAGCAGACCAGTGCAAAACGATTTATTTCCAAAATTGTGAAGCATGATGTTATGACTCATCAGGAAATTGCAAATATGTTTGGTGTGTCAAGGATGACTATAACAGACATAAGCCATCGTAGAACTTGGAGAAATATATGATATTACTCATAGATGGTAACAACTTGGCTTACAAGTGTCAATATGTATTCAACTTGTCATATCGTGGCATAGACACAAGCGTGACATATGGTTTCATAAGTGTCATGTCTAGTATGATGGAGAAATACAATCCTCGTACAGTTATCGTGTGCTGGGATGGAGGAATTCCAGATTTTCGACGTCAGGCTCTACCTCAGTATAAAGCAACTAGGTCGCATGACTGGGAAGATGGAGAAAAAGAAGATTTCTATAGACAGATCAATGAATTATGCGACTTCATATTACCAAACATGGGCATCATATCTATCAGACATCCTGGTGCCGAAGCAGATGATCTCCTATATCATGCGTCAAGAATCTTAGACGATAAGATACTAATTGTGTCATCAGATAAAGACATGTATCAGGCTTGTACTCGTGATGGAAATGTCAAAGTACTGAAAGGAGAAGACATCATAGATGTAAATAAGATAGAAGAATCTTCTGGTGTGTCATTCAACGTGTTCTTAGATTGGCGAGCGATACAAGGAGATAAGTCTGATAATATTCCAGGAATATCTGGGATAGGAGGCAAGACGGCAACTAAACTGATAAATCAATTCGGAAACATAGTAGGGTTACACAACGCTGCATTAGGTATTTCTCCGAAGAAAAAGCTATTATCCCCCGCAATAGCCTCGAAGGTCTGTGCATTTGGCATGAGCGCATTGATAGTCAACATCGTCGTGTCTCGTCTATACATTGATAAGGTTGGTGCGAGACTTGCAATCATTTCCAATATCTATCCGTTCCCTGAAGCAAATGTAAGTATCCTAAAGAAATTCTTCATGTCAAGAGCATTCACTTCTCTGATGGCGACAAATCTGTTCAGCAACATCAGGAAACTGAGACCTCCGAAAATAAGACATGATGTCGTCTTTCCAATGAATATCGGAAGGAGATTTCCAATTGAGTAAGTATAAGTATTACATTGGCATAGATCCTGGCAAGTCTGGTGGTATAGCAGTCATAAACACAGTAGATGATCTTGTGTCTGTGACACCAATGATATTCGATGGCAAACTGATTGATTTCAAGAGGATGGCACAATGGATCAAAGCTCATTATGGTGGTCATCCTCGTCTTTCTCCGTCTGTGCTTGCTGTCATTGAAAAAGTTGGTGCTATGCCAGGTCAAGGTGTGGTATCTATGTTCAGTTTCGGTGTTTCTACGGGTGGTATGTTAGGTATATTGGGAGCATTGGAAATCTCGACTATCCAAGTCCCTCCGCAGAGATGGAAGAAATATACTCTTGCTGATACTGATAAGACCAAAGAAGCTGCTGCGAACTTTTGTATAATGAGGTATCCTCGTGTGAATCTTTATGCCACAGAGCGGTCTAAGAAACCTCACACTGGCATCTGTGATGCTCTGTGCATTGCTCACTACGCTTGCTATAATTACTAATCATAGATGAATAATGATATTCGATGCCGAAGATGTGAAGGTCTTAGTTGTAGAATGGCAACGGACTAGTTCCAGTGCTGTTCTTGAAGCCATCTGCGATAAATCTAACAGACTCATAGAAGTTGTTGTTTCTTGCTACGATCCTATCTTTAGAGATGACATGATACAAGAATGTCGTCTCCGTCTTATTAGTGGGGCATTACAAGGATATGATAAAGCGTATTCTTTACACACATATCTTACGACAGTATTTCATAATGTTTGCAAGACTTACATGAAGAAGCAGTACAGGATTTCCAATCTGTATGAAGATTATGATATACTAGAAGAAATTGTTATTAGTGACACAACAAAGGGGGACATAATAGACGGTGCAATATGTAGAAACAGAGAGAGATTTCCATCTTTGCCAGCAGATGTTATAGATGATTTGACAGAATACATAGTCATAAGATTGGCTGGCAATGTTGGTAAGAAGCGTGGTGTGGTTGCGGAATTGATGAAGAACTTTTATGTGTCTAGGAATATTGCAACAATCGTCTATCACAGTACAATAATATATCTTAGAAAAGAATATGATGGAAATCTGAAGAACACAAACAATAAATTCGATGAATTTTCTCTAGTTCCAGATTTGTGTGATACAATCGGTGAATCGGCTGTAAGGAGACTTATATTATTGTTCTCAGGTATGTGTGTTAGATTACCATAAAAGTATATATCTACAGGAGTTAGTATGATATTCCTATTCAAGCCAATCACACCGAAGAAATTGAGAGTAGACGAGTTTCGTCTAGCATTCCTCTCTGCTATTCATGAAACAGAGAGAGGAATATCAAAAGATTGGAAAAAGATAACTGAGACATGGGATCACGACGTTGTTTGGGAAGTAGAGATATCTCTGAAAGGTGGTCCATCTGTCAAAGTTAGCTCTGCCGATCAGATATTGAGATGGCTGAACGATGGAACTCCTCCGCATAATATCTTTGCGAAGAAGAGCATGGGATATTTGAAATATCAACCAGGATTCAAGCCGAAGACAAAGGTTGGTTGGATAGGTTCGCAGAAAGGTGGAAAATCTGGACCAGCGGTCATGCGACCAAGTGTTCGTCATCCTGGTTTCGAAGCAAGGAATTATGAGAAAGTCATGAAAGAGAAATGGGAACCAGAGTTCAATAAGATTGTCAAGAAATGGATGAGTAAGGCTGTCAAACAGTCAGGACATGGAGTGTGATTATGAAAATAAAGGTAATAAGTGTTCAGAAGAAGGCTGCTGTAATCGAGTATTTTGCTGATGGTGTCAAACAGCGATGCATCATTCCCGAGGAATCTCTTGAAAATGGGAACACAGTCAGGGATGAACTGTTGTCCGCATCTATTCCGTATGGGGTAGATTGGGAGTCCCAATTAGAGGGAGTGATTGGAAATGTCACATCTGGAATGGTCGCTGAAGAATTCCACAAGGCTGGACTATGGACTGCGGAAGATGTGATGGCAGATTCAAGGAAAGTTGAAGGAGTCTTGCGTGCCATCTATAGTTTTGACTTGGCTGGAATCATAAGTATTGCTAAAAATATGATGAAGAAGTAGGAGGTCTATGCTATGGCTGATTATTCGTTAGCTGGTGAAGGTGTCATCTGGATTCAGCCAGATGGTCCAAACACCGAGCCAAAAGTTCTTGGCTGCCACATGATCGATGGAATAGATGAGCCTCAAGGTGATGTCACAATCTTCTACTGCCCTGACCCGAAGATCCCCAACAAGTTCAATGTGAAGGGAAGTTTCCAAGGTGAGCCAGGAGCAGTGACTTTCACTGTTGAGACTGATCTGTTGAAGACTGCTGATTATCTTGAGGAAATCAGTTGTCCTGTTCCAATGTATATTGGAAAAGTCTCATGTGGTCGCAAAAATGTATTTGGTGCATACGATCGTATGTTTGTTATGGAGCGCAGCCGCATCACGAAGAAGGGTCTGACAAAGATGGTTGCCTCCGATCCTGGCTCTCAAGACAGGACAAAGCAAACGTTCGACGTGAGTGTGGAAACGATGGTACGTGAGTTCCAGCGCAAAGGTATTCGTGAGGCGATTGCGGAGACTGAAGCTCTGAATTCCATCACGAATTGTAGTGATGATCAGTGTGCTGGAGATTGTGGCGATTCTTCCAAGGCTGGTGACAATCTATACACCGGTGGTGATACGTTAGCAGGTTCTCCTCTGAATACTGCTGATGTATGGAGTACTCCAGATGCAGGTGCAACATGGTCTTTGGAACCGACTGATCCATTCGCTGGTGGTGAGATAATCGCTACAATACAGTGTTTGGTAATCGATCGCACAACAACTCGTATCATCGTAGGTCGTGGAACCACAGATCCTGCCAATCATGCCGAGATCGCTTACAGTGATGATGGTGGGCACACTTGGACTCTCGTGGATGTGAATACGAAAGATGGCACTTATTTCACTGGTCCGGAGTCTATCTTCGTCTTTGATTTCTACAATGTCTGGGCTGTCACTACTGGAGGCTAC